CCAAACCCAATGAGCCGACAGGAGGGCGAACTATAATGGACTTCCTCAACTTCCCCGACAAGTACGTACGCTACTCCACCTTCCTCAATGATGTGGCCGCAAAGGTGGTCCACATGATTAAGCAGGCTGCCAACGACCCCGAGTTCATCAGCCAGAACAAAGCTTTTCAGATGTTCGGTCGTGGCAATGTGGAGCGGTGGCGCAAGCAGGGCAAAGTCCTTGCCTACAAGCGTCCGGGCAAAGTCGAATACCGTACAGCCGACCTGCGGCTCTTGCAGAGGATACAACAAGACTACCTTGACAAGTAGCCTCAACTGCCGCAGATAGAATGCTTAATCGGAAAGGGCACCCGGCGCAACGGGAACCACAGAAGGCATGTTACAGCCGAAGTACAAGGCTCAAATATGCTCACGGAGTGCATTAGTGCGGTTCGACTCCCACCTGCGGCTCACAGACAAACAAATAATATTCATCTTTTAATTTTTAACACTATGAGTAAAATAGAACTTACAGTTGATCAAATCAACGCAATGGAACCTACAGGGATTGTTCGCAATGACAATGTACGCGACAAGTTCATCCAGATTTACGAGGCAATGTGGACACCATCCACTGGAACATCAGGCGAAGCAGCCTACGAGCGCGAGTCACGCAACTTCAACCGTCTGCTTTCTGAGAAAGAGGACATGCGCAAGACGTGCACAAAGTTCTCGCTCTTCACAGCTTTCCTCGACGTGGCAATTTCCGGACTCACCCTCGACCCCGGCACCAAGGCGCAAGCCTACCTCCTCGCTCGCTCCGTCGCCGTTGACAGCTACTATGACAACGGACAGAAGAAAAACAAGTACGAGACACACTGCATGCTCACCGTGTCCGGATATGGCGAGCTGGTGCTTCGTGCACGCTGCGGCCAGATACGCCACGCCGACAACCCGGTTATCGTGTACGAAGAGGACAGCTTCGAGTATGGCGAACGCGACGGACAAAAATTCGTCAACTACACATGCCGTCTTCCCCACACCACCGGTCGTATCGTTGCTTGCTTCATGAAGATCACACGCGCCGATGGTTCTGCCGACTATGCTGTCATGTTGCCAGAAGACTGGGCACGCCTCTCCAACTACTCCGCTCGTCAGAACGGCAAGTACAATTATCAGACCAAGGCGTGGGAGAATGGCAAACCCAATGCACTCTACAAAGCACAAGGCGGACAGATTGACCCCGGCTTCCTCGTTGCCAAGTGCATTAAGCACGCCTTCAAGACCTATCCGAAGGCACGTGTCGGTCGTGCTACGCAGTTGGAGTCACAGCAGGTTGACGAGACAGAAATCACTGATGCCATCTACGGCGTTACCGGTGATGGCGAGAAGGTTGACACCACCACTGGCGAGATTATCCAAGAGAAGCAGGACTTCACACCTCAGACCGACACGTCTGCAGGAGTAACCGTTGACCCTGCCGCCAACGACGATGATACATTCTAACCCTATAATACTTACAACAATGAGCGAACAGACAACAGACCTCACCATCGTACGCAAAGAGAACGTACAGATGATAGCGCAATCCGCGCCACAGATATACAAGGACAACACAACCTCGTCCAAGCGTTGCAGCGAGTATGGCCAGAAACTCCTTGCACAAATCAAGGCCAACGGCATGAACGATGAACTGGATATGCAGTGCGCCAACTACATCAACAAGGCTCGCAACACGGTGAAGAAGATGAACACCAACCGTTCAGCCATCACCAAGATATTCGACCAGATACGTTCCGAGTTCACTGGCATGGAAAATTCTGTCGATCCTAACAAGACCGGCTCTATCCCTTATCAAATCCAGCAGGAGCGCAATGCCTATGCAGCACGAAAGCGTGAAGAGGAAGAACGCCGCCGCCGTGAAGAGATTATCCGTCAGCAGCGCGAACAGGCTCTCAGCCGCTACAAGCAGGACGTGGAGGACGACTTCAAGCGTCAGTTCAATGTATATACGACCAATGCCACAAACGAGCTGACAAAGCTCAACAGCGGTCTGAACCTCGAAAACTACGAAGCACAGTGCAAGACTATCCGTGAATATCCTGTCACTCTTCCGGCTGAATATGGAAACACACTGACCTCCACTGTCTTTATCCCGGCTGAAATTGCCGACATGAGAGACCAGCTGCCGGGCATTCGTTCTTCCATCCTTTCCAAGCTCATGCAACAGTTCCGTGAGCAGTTTCAGTTCGAGGTAGCCGAATACCGTGACTCCATCATCGACATGTTGCCATCAAAGAAAGCAGAGCTGCAACGTATGCAGAAGGCTAACGAGGAAGAGAAGGCACGCATGGCTGCTGATCTGAAAGCACGTGAGCAAGCCGAAGCCGCACGTATCGAGGCTGAGCGCAAGCGCAAGGAGGAAGAGGAAGCAGCCAAGAAGAAGATGCAAGCCGAGGCTTCCGAGATTGGCAACCTATTCGGTCAGCAAGCGGTTGTTTCTCCGGCTGGCTACCAACCGAAGACCTCTGTCAAGAAGCGTATTCACTTCCACGACGCACAGGGCGTTCTCGCTGCCGTATCTATGTGGTGGTCCAAGGAGGGACAGTTTATGTCGGTCGAAGACCTCGCCAAGATATTCAAGAAGCAGATCACGTTCTGCGAGAAGGTGGCTAACGACAAGGACCACCCGGAGTTTATCAGTTCAACATCAGTTTCCTATGATGAGGAAGTAAAAGCTAAATAAACAGTTATGTACGAGAGTGGTTATTATCCTGCCGGTGCGGAGTCTGACCCACGCGCACCTTGGAATGAACGAGAGCCTACGATGGTGAATGTGCTGCATGTGGCGGCAAGGGCTATCATTGGTACGCCTACGACTTTGAGGCAGACTACGAAACAGAATGTTCCGAAGAAACATGGAATATGCTTCCCGAAACGGAAGAAGAGGCTATTTGCCCAGCACAAGTACTGTATCAAGGGCAAAAAGGAAACCTGCGAGGTGTGCGACGGTGAGGGCGAAGTTGAATATGAACCTGATTACGACGATTATGACGAAGATTAACAACCCGGACGAATACTATCAGAGAAGTGAGGTCAGCAATTCTGACCTCACCGAACTGAAGAACCTGCTGCACCCTCACATGCAGTTCGGTGACAAGGAGGCTGCTTTCCGCTTCGGGTCTATCGTCGATGCCATCATCACCGAACCCTCGCGTGTTGACTTCCTGCACATGACCATCGACGGCGAACAATGTTCAGAGGAGGAGTTCCTCCACGCTCGCGAAATGCAGCGTGCACTGCGTGCAGAAGCACGACGAGACCCATTTCTCGCTAAGGTGCTCGAACATGCCGATACACAACGCTTCATGGTCAACAAGCAGCAGGAGTTCAGCAATGGGGGATTTACCTTCCATCTGGACACACGCTGCAAATGGGACTGGTGGTTGCCAATGGCCAACTTCGGCGGCGATCTGAAAACGACATTCGCCTCAACACAAGCGGAGTTCGACAATGCTGTAGATTTCTTCGATTGGGACCGTAGCAGGGCATGGTACATGGACATCGCCCATTCCGACCGCGACTTCATCTACGCAATCAGCAAAAAGAACTGCAACATTTTCAAGAAGTTCATCAACCGTGGCGACGACATCTACAATCGCGGACGCGAGAAGTACGAAGAACTTGCCTTCCAATATTGGGCTTTCAACCTTATGTAACAGACAAAGTATGAAAAAGAAATTATCACAGACAGCACAAATCCAGCTGCTCAAACGCCTCAGACGTATGTGTCCGTTCGCTGTGTTCTCTGGCTCTTACGGATATACATGCGGTGGCATGGTTGGGGGGGTACGTTCTTCTTCAGGCATGGCCGCTCGCTCAAAGGAAGCTCGCCATTGCATGCTCTCATGCGCCGATTTGCGCAAGCAAGCATACATACATGGCTACGACATAACGATATCAAAACACACAATCAATGCGTATGGCTGAAACTCTGAAACATAACCTTCGCGTCGAGCCTTACGACTATCAGAAGGAGGGCATACTTGCCGGGCTGCGCTGGCACCGATTTTTAATCGGCGATGAGCCGGGCTTGGGAAAGACGCTGCAAAGCATCGGTGTCGTTGACTGTGCCAATGCTTACCCTTGCCTTGTGGTCTGTCCGTCCTCGCTCAAAATCAACTGGCAGCGCGAGTTCGAGAAATTCACCAACAAGAAAGCCCTTGTGCTCGACAATTCCGTGCTTACCACATGGCCTTATCTTCTCCGGATGGGCATGCAGCAGGTGGCGGTCGTCAACTACGAGTCTCTGCGCAAATACTTCGTGTGGGACATCAAGGGAGGCTCACGTGGTGGGTTCCGGCTGAAAGATGTGGTTTTTACGCCCGACATCAAACTGTTTCGTTCTATCATAATTGACGAGAGCCACCGCGTGAAAGACCCATCAGCACAGCAGACCATCTTCGCGCGTGGCATTGCTGAGGGCAAGGAGTATCGCATATTGCTGTCTGGTACGCCAGTTGTCAATCGTCCTGCCGATCTCATAGCGCAGCTCTCCATAATGGGACGCTTGTCTGAGTTTGGCGGACGCGCCAAGTTCCTTGCCGAGTATGGCGGTGGCGAGATAAGCAAGGAGAGACGAGGTAAAGACGAAGACGACGCACCGCGCAACCTCGACCGGCTCTCTGCAGAACTCTATGCACGCTGCATGATCCGTCGCGAAAAGGCCAAAGTACTCACCCAACTACCAGACAAGACGCGCACCGACCTTATCGTTGACATCAGCAACCGCGACGAGTATATGCTTGCAGAAGCCGACCTTGCAGAATACCTGCGCACATATACCGAGTGCGACGACATCGACATACGACGCAAGATGCGCATGGAGGCTCTTGTTAAGTTCATGACGCTGCGCTCGCTCTCTGCCAAAGGCAAGGTGAAACAAGCCATCGACTTCACGCGCACATTCCTCGCCAACGGAAAGCCACTCATTCTCTTCTGCTCTCTGCATGAGATTGTGGACGAGATAAAAAAGGCGTTTCCAAAGGCTGTATCTGTTACCGGGCGCGACTCCATGATGATGAAACAAGCTGCCGTCGATGCGTTCCAGTCCGGGAAAGCACAGCTAATTGTCTGCTCCATAAAGGCAGCTGGTGTGGGTCTAACACTCACGGCATCGTCAAACGTGGCTTTCGTTGAGTTCCCATGGACTTATGCCGACTGCTGTCAATGCGAAGACCGCGCACACCGTATAGGACAAAAGGACAACGTGACGTGTTACTACCTCCTTGGCCGTGGAACCATCGACCGCACCCTCTATGCCATCATCCACAAGAAGAAGTCCATCGCCAACCAGATAATGGCTACCGACGACGACATTCCACAGGATGAAATGTACTTCGACCAGCTTACGTCACTCTTCCTTAATCCGGACGACGATGGCTGACCTATGTAAGACCGACCTGCAGCGCATTATCAAGTATCTCGATGATGCGGCCGCTCTCTACGATAAACAGCACGGTCTGCGCAATTCATGCCGTGCATGGTGTATTAGACAACTCACCCAAAAATTAAAAAAGAAAATAAAATGAGACAGGTTATAAGCCAAAATCTAACCGGGCGTTACGCCATCATCAAGATCTTCCCATTCATCCATGCGCTGAAGGTGGAGGTAAGCGAAAAATTCATCGACGAACAGAAGAATGAATTGACAGAGTGCCGGTGGCGACTCGCAACAGACAAAGACGTTCTCGACCTGCGCATACCTATGACAGGCGAAAACAATATAGCAAAAACATTATAAACTCAATTTTATCTATCATGACAAAGAATGAATTGGCACGTGAGGTATCAGTATCAGAGAAACTGCACCTCTCAACAACAGTGAAAGCCATCGACGGCACACTCAGAGTTATCAAGGAAGCACTCGCCAAGGGTGAAGTGGTTGTTATCCGTGGCTTCGGCACCTTCACCCCGGTTGAGGTAGCCGAGCGCACAGCACGCAACTTCAAGTCCGGCAAGCCTCTGGTTATCCCGGCCCACACGTCTGTCAAGCTCCGTGCAAGCAAGGAACTGGTAAAGGCGATCAACGAAGGAAAGGAGGCCACACTATGATGCTATATGAATGTGGTGTCCGTTACGAGCGGACTATGGCGAATGGAATGTCTAAGAAAGTCACAGAGTTGTACCTTGTCGATGCTTGCTCGTTTGCCGAAGCAGAGGGACGCATCACGAAGGAAATGGAGCCGTACATTTCGGGCGACTTCGATGTGGTCACTATCAAGCGCACCAACTACTCAGAGATTGTCGAGAATGGTGCTGACTCTGCCGACAAGTGGTTCAAGGCAAAGTTGATGTTCGTAACCTATGACGAGAAAACATCCAAGGAAAAGAAACAGGCGGTTTACTTCATTGTAAAGGCTTCCGACATCAACAATGCCCACACGGTGGTTGTTCAACACATGAAAACCTCATTCGTTGACTACGAGATTGCCACGCTTGACGAAACTAAAATAATGGACTTGTTCCGCTACATGGTTAATACTACAAGCAGTAATGGCTAAGTTTTCATCCTTTGCCTTCCAAGGCCGGAATAAGTACGGCAACAAGCGCGTAGGCTCCCACGCATCCAAGAAAGAGCACTACCGAGCTGGCGAACTACGCATGATGCAGCGTGCCGGACTTATCTCCGACCTTCGGGAGCAGGTATCATACCTGTTGATACCTGCACAATACGGCGAGTGTGGCAAAGATTTCAAAAATCGTCCTACACGTGTTCTTCTCGAACGCCCCTGCTCTTATGTAGCCGATTTCGTTTATACCGACAAGGCTACTGGGCAGACCGTCGTGGAAGACACAAAGGGAGTCAGAACAAAGGAGTATATCATCAAGCGGAAACTCATGCTGCATGTGCATGGCATCCGCATTAAAGAGGTTTGATTTATATGGCACGAGACAGTTTTATATTCTATCGCAGTTTCCTTGAGGCTATCAAGTGTATGCCCTCCGAGGTACAGGCCGAGATATACCCGGCTATCGTGGAGTATGCCCTTAACGGAAAGGAGCCTAAAGGACTATCCGACATTGCCAAGGGTGTCTTCATCCTTATCAAGCCAGTGATGGATGCCAACAACGCACGCTCTGAGGGCGGCAAGAAGGGCAAGAAGTTCGGCAAACTTGGCGGTCGCCCTGCTAAGGATAGAGCTGTCTCGTCTGCCATTTCAGACAAGCCCAACGTCACGCCCGGCTACACGCTCACGCTGGAACAGGAGATTGAAGAAATGCGTGCCGATCGTTCTTGGAACGAACCGGTATGTATGCAGTTCCACATACGCGAGGACGAGCTTGGCAAACGCCTCGACTCCTTCCTCAACCACTGCCGTTGCGAGTATGAGGGTAAACCTCACGACAATATCAATGATGCCAAACGTCACTTCTGTTCGTGGATGCGCAAGGCGTACACTTCACATGCCGAGCCGGAAGACGCACAAGAGCTGCCACCTCCGTCATACGAGTTCAATGGCGGCTTCGGTGGGCAAGATGTCTAACCTTTAATGTCTGAAACTATGGCTCAATATCCACAATGCCTAATCGCAGAACTTGCCAAGTATGGCCGTCAGCCTACCGGCAACAAAGACTGGGACGCTGCCGTCCTTTCCGTTCTTCGCAAGAACGAACGCGAGAAGGATGCACCGTGGCTCACCCTGCACCAATGCGCACTCAACCTACGGCGAGAGAGCGAAAAGGCGAGAGCACAGGCGTACAACCTTGCCGACCCTAACGTATATAGTGCACACTCCAGCTTCCTTGTCTATATCGCCAACTCTGTTGTGCTGGCTCCTCAACGCCGCAAGTTCATCGTTGACGATGACAACAAGCAGGTGCTGCGCTTCCTCTTGCTCTACTTCAATAACTGCCCTCTGGCTGAAGAAGTGTTCCCCGAACGTGGCTACAAGCTACACAAGAACCTCCTTATACAGGGCAGTGTAGGTGTTGGCAAAACGCTCCTCATGCAGATATTCAGCGAGTATTTGCGGCTCACTAAGAACCCTCGCTTCTTTCACAACGTGTCGGTCACACAGATGGTCAACTACTACACCATCCACAACAACCTCGACCGCTTCACTTACTTTGAGGAGGAAAGCAAGGGCTTCCAGTGCAAACCCGAAAATGTGTGCCTCAACGACATCGGCATACAGGACCGCACGTTCTTCGGCATGGACACCGGGTTGCTCACTGATGAGTTCCTTCACGCTCGCAACGAGATTTGGACGCAGTTCGGTAAGTTCGCCCACCTGACTACGAACCTTGACAACAAGGAGCTTGAAAAGCGGTTCAAGCGCAATGACGGCTACGGCCGACTTGTGGATCGCTTCAAAACATACAACGTAATTCCATTACCCGGAAAAAGTAGAAGATAATTTATGGAAACAATAGAGATTAAATCAATGACGAGCATTGAAGATGCTGTCAAATTAGTATTACACACCGCCAAACTATCAGGAAGTCGTGTAGTCGCAGAGTTTAACGGTTTCATTCTCGACTCAAAGAATAGCTATGACAAGAACCTTGATTTATACTGGGCTTACATGGGGCGAGCTGACCGTAACGTAAACTGGGAACAACGCCGCTACGACATAGCAAAGACCATGCTCCCTGCCATCTACACCGACGATGGCAATGCGGCAAGAGCTGACCACTCGCCAATCAACGGCTTTGAATATAAGACTCTCGAAGGCTGCTGCCGTGAAGCTATACGCTTCGCAGATACACTTATCAAAGAACTAAAAAAGAAAGAGACAGACAATGAGAACAATTGATTTTCGCGGCAAAGCCGTTGGTAGTGGCCGTTGGGTACATGGTGACTTGGTTTGGATGGGTAGACAACCAGCTATTTTTGAATATGCAGACTTTGAGAATGGCTGCGTTACAATACAAGAAAAGACACTCGGCATGGATACTGGGCTAAGAGACAAGAACAACCATGAGATTTATGGCGGTGACATTCTCGCACACAATGGCAGAGTTATCGGTCATGTTGTTGATGGTGTTCGCGGTTACTGTTTTGATGTAGTGTATGCCGATCCAGTAAGCACAAGCACATGGTCGTTATACGGAGTCGTTGTCAACGATTATGAAGGCGATGTTGAGGTTGTTGGAAACATCTACGACAATCCCGAAATGGTGAAGAAAGGAGGTACAGTATGAAATGGATTAAACTTTCAGACGAATTGCCACCGTTCAACAAAGAGATAGTACTTCTTAGCGAACGTGGTTTCACTCGTTTAACATTCCGCAAGACAAAAGAAGCTACAGATAAATTCCAAGCCTTGTTACGCAATGCTTGTAAGCGAATTGCCAACATTGACAATCCGTCACCTATGTATAACGAAATGGGATTGCCTGTACCAAACAAAGCTGAATACAAGTGGAAATACTGGTGTTTGCTTCCAGATAAACCATTCCAAAACAAAGGAGGCGACAAATGATTAAAGCAGAAGACCTAAGAACAGGCGACTTTGTAAGGGTGAGTCGCGATTGCGCGTTTCCGAAAGGCACAATGTGCGTTGTTTCTGATATAAATCCCCTAAAAGTTTTTAATGATAAAAAAGGAGTTGTCAGTCTAAGTGCTATCAACGATGACGACGACGGTCCTTGGGGCGTTTGGTGTTGCAATGTCGAAGGCATACCCGTTACACCCGAAATACTCAACAAAAATGATTTTAAGGAAGAAGCCGTTGGTGAATACTATACAAAGCCTCTTGATAACGAGGAGTATTCTCTTGCGAGATATTTGGCGGTAGAGCGGAAAAGTGGTAATTGGGTCGTTTTCATTAAGTATTGTAGTTTGTACGATTATGCTCTGTTACGAAAAATTAAATACATCCACGAACTTCAACATATCCTTTGGGCGTTGGGGTTGAACGCAGAACTAAAAGTATAAATATGAAACTTCGGCAAGCGAGAAAAATCATCAAGAGATCAGGGCGTAGAACGGCTAACTATTGGAATAGATATGACGTGCGTCCTTCTAACGTGCTTCTACTAACACTCATTGACGAACGCATACGCCGTGCCGAGCGTATCGTACGCAAATTTAGTCGTGCGATACCTCCAGAGCCGCTCGGACGATAGATTTAAATACTCAAACTTATTAATAATATTTTTATGAAAAAGATAATGTTCAACGACGAGTGCGGCTTAACACAAGCCGTACTTGACGGTCGAAAGACGCAGACAAGAAGAATAGTCTATACGCAAAACGGGTTTGTTGTGTTTGATGGTGAAGATTTTCAACTCAAAAAGCTCGACAATGGGCAGGCTCTGCTTACGCTTTGCAACAACAGGTTTAAAACCGCCCACTATAAAATAGGCGAAACCATAGCCATCGCCCAGAAATACGAAGATTTGATAAAGAACGATGAATTTTACCGTCTTTGTGGCAAAAACGGAATGCCTTTGGAGTGCATCAAATACGAGAGAGGGTGCAACAACAAGATGTTTGTCCGTGCAGACCTTATGCCCCATCATATTCGCATTACCAACATCCGCGTAGAACGTCTGCAAGACATCAGCGAAGAAGATTGCCTAAAAGAAGGCATTTGGCGTGACGACAACGTAGGGCTTGAAGGCACGACGTATTGGTATCACGGTCTTGCCAACTCCTCGTTCAGAACAGCGAAAGAAGCCTACGCTGCCCTGATAGACAAAATCAGCGGCAAGGGCACATGGGAGAGCAACCCTTGGGTTTTCGTTTACAATTTTTATCTTGTAAAATAAGATACAACTCTAAAATATGGTTATAAATTAGTGGTCATAAGCAATGAATAAAGTTTATAAGCTGACAATGCGCTGCATCGAAATTACAGACCATCGTTCAAAAAATGTCGATGTCAAAAACCTTAGAGTGTCACTATATATGTGTAAGCATATTAAAGTTCCAAAAGGTCTGACACTCAAAGATCTTCGGGGTAGAAAAGAATATATTGGCAGAAAATTTGTATTAAAGGTCGATTATTCCGACAAAAAGGAGGAGAAAGGATGCGCTCACGACAAGCCCGGAAAATAGTCCGCATGGTAAAGTACACCCCAATCGACCGCATGAGCAGCGCATGGTTCGACCGTGCTCTCCAGTGGTGTGCAACATACCGCCAACCGCAAATTAAAAAGGCTCTCCGCTACTATTGGAATGGCGTAGCGGACGGCAAGATTAAGCCATTCTATTATAAAGAAAAACTTTCAAGAAACAAATTCGTATGAAAAGAAGAATTGCACGAAAAATCGACAACTACAAGGTAATGCCTCAACGCCTTACCAACAAGGCCATGTACCTCTACCTTCGCATCCGCGAACACTGGAGCCTGTCAATAAGAGGCAAGAACTACAGCACCTGCTATGTCATGGACAAGTGGGGACGTGTCCTCATCTACTCACGCTCCTATCCCGGAGGGCGCGTCGAACACGGATACGGCTACAACTGGTGGCACGATGATGAGGACGGGCTGTACCCAATCCGTAACCCTAAACGCAAAAGAAAGGCAAGACGATGATAGCAGCTATATGGACAATAGCCCTTCTCGTCGCTTTCTTTCTCCTGCTCGCTTGGCAATTAGGCAAAGACAAAGGAAAAGAGCAGGGCTACTTCGATGGTTACAAGAAAGGATTTAGCGATGCTAAGTTCTTATCAAAGATGGAACACGAAAGGCAGCATCAATTAGAAACGATGATCAACAAAAACACTTTCATCAAATGTGAAGTGTGTTTGAAACGTCATGGTAAACATAAAACAATAAAACAATGAAAACTTACATCGGAACAAAACAGGTTAAGGCCGAACCTATGAACGAATTGGCCGCAGTAGATAAAGGTTACGCTCGCAAGAACGAGGACAACCACGAATGGCGTGAAGGTTATCACGTGCAGTACACCAATCCGGACGGCAGCACCTACGACTCTTGGTCGCCTAAGTCTGTCTTTGAGCAAGCCTACAAGTGTGCCGACAGCTTCATCGACCGCTTGCAGATAGAGCACGACGAATTGAAGGAGCGTTACAACAAGCTCGACAACTTTCTTGAAAGTGGCAAGGCAGAGAAGGTATGCGATGAAAACCAGATTTGGCTCATGGCTCTCCAGCGTATAAACATGAGCAATTATCTCGGCAATCTTGCTACGCGCCTTAAATTCTTGAAAGATGCGCCATCCCAAACGCAGGGCTAACATGCTCTACAAGCTACGTAGGAGAGGTATTCACTGCAACACCAAGGAGCGGTGCATATACCTCCCCTACAATGAGGATCCAAAGCACTACCCACAAATACCAAGGTTGTGCCGGGAGTTTCACTTCTACGTTCAATTCATCATCACATGATGGATTGAACGCCCCTCTAAACTTAAAACCATCTTTCATCAACAACCCTATATCTTTGCATTATGATTAAACTCTTGGAACGAACACGCCGCCCCGACATAACATTCTCCCGTAATGGCCGCATTTCCATTACGGCAAGAGTCGTGCGGCTACTCTCGCTCCAGCCGGGCGACAGTATCAACGTAGCCTTCCACCTTGGCGAGTGCTACCTGCTTGCTGTCCGGCACCAAAATGCAATAGGACGGCATGTCGCACAGTGTCACCCGACAAAGAAAGGTTCCAACAACTACTGTGCGTCTTCCGTCCTCCTCGCACGGCTCATGCTCGACAACTGCGGCATAAAAGAGCAGCGTGCCTCATTCATGATAGGCCAAGCAGAGAAACGCGACGGCGAAACAGTTTTACCAATAATATTTAAGCATCCGTTATGAACCAAGAAATAAAATATAGTGGCTTCTCCGCTGTGCCGTCAGACTATGAATGTTCCGACGGCTCTCTTGCCGTGTCCATCAATCTCCTGCCAGAAGACGGTGCCTTGAAGCCTATCCTCGCGCCATCAGAAGTTATGCAGCTTCAAGATGGTGAGGTCGTCAAGTTTATACACAAGACTTCCTCTTTCACTCACTACATCGTATATTCTGAGAAGAGTGGGAAAATAGCCTCAATAGACAAGGACACAACAGAACGCATAGAGGTCGGCTCACTATATAGTGTTTCTCATTTCAATGCTGTAGGTAATACATTGCTCGTCTTTACGTCCGGCAGCTTCTACTATTACTTGTGGAAGTCTGGCAAATACGTCAAACTGGGCGACCATATCCCGGATATTGAAGTGTCGTTCGGTCTTGTCGGCCATCCTCGTTTGTTCAGTCTTTCCGATGATAGCAAGAGTACGTTCACCATTTACTTTGATGGTATTTCCGAGGGAGCACTCTACAACGAGTTCACAGAGAACAACAAGACTCGTATCACAGAACAGATAATGGCGAAAGTCAACAAGTTCGTTGCTCAGGAGACTGTCAACAAAGGACGGTTCTGCTTTCCGTTCTTGGTCCGTTATGCCTTGCGTCTATACGACGGTTCACTTGTTTATCATTCCGCACCCATTCTCATGAACCCATCTACTAAGGCAGCTCCCATT